TAGAAACTCATATCTACGCAGAAGATTAGGATATCTTGAACCTAATTTTATACAGAGTGTTATGTATTTATCTAAAGACGATAAGTTCATATTTTTCTGTGGAGTAGATGGGCTAATTATTTATATGTCATTTATAATTGCAGCTTTATTTAATAATGAAGATGTGGTCTACAAATATGCATTTGTATGCGGAGGGGTATTCTTAGTTATTTTTCTTATTAAGATTATAATTAAAGGGATAGGTATTCTAGGGGTTAAAATTATTAAATTTGGTTGTTATGTGAAGAAGTGTTGGAATAAGAAGAAGTGATTTTAGATAAAACTAAAGATCAGAAAGTGATTTTTGTTCAACCTTTTTAATTTCTCCATCAGCAAAATATTTTGCAAATTGCTCATCTGCATCAATATCCTTGTACACCGCAACCATATCAAGCGAATTCCAACCGACTAGCATTTGAATTACATCATCAGGAAGTCCACTTCGAGAACAAGAAGTTGTAAAGAAATGACGAAGACTATGGAAATAGAAGTCTTCTCCTAAATGTTTACTAAACGTATCAGCCCAACTGTCAAGAGTGCTTGAATCCATAGGTTCATCTATATATTCTCCATTTACTTTCTTTGGAAATAACCATTCTGATTCAATTCCGTGTTCTTTTCTATAATTCATCCACAAATCAAAATATGGTTTAAACGGTTTTGCAAGTGTATATGCTACTAACATTTTTCCACGAGATCCTCTTCCTTTTGTTTGGATCTTTTCAGGTGTCTTATATAAAGAACCGTATATGATATTTTCGTCATCGAAATAAGATACTTTGAAGCGTGGTAATTCACTCTTACGTCTGCCACTAAATGCAGCTAATGCTAAAATACAAGCCTTGTCATACTTGCCTTTTTCAACCCAATAATCAAGCATTCTCTGTACTTGTTCATCAGATAACACAGTTTTAGTGAATACTTTTTCATTTGCAGGATTTTCAATTTTTCGTATAATCGGTTTAAAGTTCTCATACTCATCATCTAATATAGCTTCGACATAATTTGAAAGCGATGAAAGAGTAGATTTTACTCTACGCATTCTAGCTGGTGACCATTTATATTCAGTAAGGCAAAAGCTCTGATAACGAGCAATGTCCCTCTTAGATAAATCAATAAAGAATTTGTTGTCACAATGCTCAAGTAAATACACCCAGAAAATGTAAAGGTCACGTCTATATGCATTGATTGTATTTGGAGATCTATCAACTGAACGAAGATAATCCAAAAAGTCATTTCCTAGCTCTATATTCTCTTTATTACACTGAATTAATAACTCATCAGTAACAATATTATTGTGTTGTATTTTTCTACCCATTAAATCTCACTTCCTTTCAAACAACAAAAAAGAAGCAGTAGTATCATTAACTAACCGCTTCTTTGTCGCATTTTTATATATTCATCATAAATCCCACAATCAGCTATGACACCAATCATGAGTACATATATTTATTCTCTGTTTCCATTCACAGAAACATAGAAAAATTGACTTTAATAGGATTCGAACCTATATCCATTCCGTCAGTGGCTTTCACACTGGTGTCTGCGGTTTTACCTTAGATGCTTTAACCATTAAGCTATAAAGTCATACAAAAAAGAGTGTGCAGTATGCACCACACACTCCAAATATTTTTAATTATTAACTAGCAACATATTGCTAATTAAAATCTTAACAAATCATCAAGTTTATAGATTCTTTTAATACTATTATGAATTGCTTCATATTCAGAAAGTATAGAAGAAAAGCTCTTATTCCATTCAGACATTTCATCAATTTTCTTACCTAAATAATCTAACAATTCTTTCTTAGATACCTTTTTACCATTAATCTCATAAGTTCCAGATTTTACATCAAAATAATAAGTATCATTACCACAACAATCGCAATTCTCACAATCGCCATCGTAGTCATCATCAGTATCTTTGATATTATCAATATACACTTCAAATATATTCTCACCATAAACATGCGACATTATCTTAGAATTGCAATTCTCAAGAACATAAACGGCTTCTCCGCATATATCCTTATATCCATTATTATCTTTTGCAGGCTCACAACCAATTTCACCAACAAATAATGTGATAATATATTCATCTGTATATCCATTGACATTAGAATCGCCGAGTTCTTTAATACTTGAAATTTCAAAACCTCTTTCAGCAATAAGAGTTTCGATTAATGTCTTTGCTTCATAATACTTGGCAACAATTGCTATACTGTTTAAATTATCATAAGAAACTACATTATGATACATTGAATTAGCCCAATCAGCTAATTCATGTATATCATTTATAATTATTGTATCTATAGTAATCACGTCCCTTCAGAATTAAAGTTGCTTTGCTGACTTATTCATCTTAAATGTGATTTCCTGATGGGCAGGAGTTATATATTCCTCACCTTTTCTGTCACCTAACATAATCTTGCCTGTTCTCTCAGGTACATCCTTAACCTTAAACTTACCAAGCTTACCTACAGGAACAGATTCTGTAGTATCAGCCCTTAATGTATCTGTAATAACCTCTGCGTATGTATCAAGTATAAGAGCAATATCACCTTTCTTAGCTCCTTCAATTCTTTCTGCAATTGCGCTTACTAATTCGTTCTTTACCATTTTTAAAATCTCCTTTATTTTCCTTAATTTTATTTTGTAATATAAAAGAGGGTAGCGTCCATATAAGGTACACTCCCTCTAATAGTGGCTTCATCAGCCAAATTATGCATAATATTTACATAATTTAAAATTATTCCGAATATTTGCATATATTAACTAAAATTAGTTTTGTTTATTATCTAATTGCAACTGATTCTATATAATATTTGTTGCAAATAAGTTCTAATTTAATTTGAGTGTATATTCACATACTTTTCCTTTATTTTGCTCGAATATAATTAATTTTCCAGCGGCACTTGAGGTCTTATTCAAAGAAAGAGAATATGGATCAACTCCAATAATTGATGGAACATTTATGACTTCTGAATTAATACCAATTTCTTCAACTTTTGAATGATGTAGATGTCCTGCGAATAAATACTGAATTGGAACATTATAAATATTAGAGAAATCTTTTAATGCTCGCTCCATATCACGTACTTCACCGTGTATTCCCATAACAGTATTACATGCAAGTTGTCCATAAATATAACCTGTTGGATTTTCGATAAAAGTAAAATTAGGATTATCCGCTAATCTAATTTTAATAAATTCTCTTACAACTTTTCCCATATTATCTTCTGTAAAAGTTCCTTTTGGTTGACCTAACATACGGAGTTCTGTATGATTTCCATCAGTCATTTGGAATTTAATATGAACATGTTTTGTAAGATTATTAAGCCAATTAGTTATAAAATTTGCATACTGAATAGTACCATCGACAACTCCACATCTTAATTTCATAAGCTGTGATATTCTGAGACAGCCATCCGAAAAATCACCCATAGAATATACATTAAGAGTATCAATATTTTCTTTATGAATTATTTCAACTGTTTGGTCAAATAAATCATACATTCTTTCTTCGAATATCTCAGGACTATATGAATTAATAATATTCCCAAACAAATCTTTTAATTCAAATTCTGCACCATAATGTTCATCGCCAAAAACCAGACAATATGCTTTAGTGTTATGAATTGGCTTGATATATTCTGGAATATTTAAAAGGGGAAGATTTAAAATTGCCTCACAAATTTTTTCCGCAATAAGTTCATCTCTTGCGTCTTCTCTAAGCCACTTATTATATTCAAGCTTTTCACTATGAAGCTTCTTGCGTTCTTTTTCCAATTCACGTTTTTGAATCTGCAATTCCTTTAAATACTCATTATCAGAATTAAATACGCCAGCTTCCTTAAAATCTTTTGCATATTTACAGGCTTTTCTGTAAGCAGATTCATCTCTATATTGAGATTCATCATCACCAAATAATTCTTTATTAACCATTGGTGTTATCTCTCTCCAATTATGATATTTCCCAGAATTTATCAACTGATCTAATCGCCATATATATGTATGATAATTTTCGTTTTCCAATTTTGTAAAATCAGATATAATAATCACCTACTCTCTATTCTTTATTAGATTCAGTAGGCTCATCGAGTTCATTTTCCTCTTTTACCTTCACATTTATTTCAACAACACCACCGTTAAATACCGATAGAAGAGTAGCAAGTTTCTTCTCTTCGCCACCTACATCAATGGTCATATTATCTGTGTCAATGATACCTACAATCTTCATAGAAGTCTGCTTAGTTTCCTTAAAAACAAAATTTGCCATAATCCTTTAAATCCTCCATAAAATTAAAAATTCCCACCAGAACGCTTTCTGCCAGGATTAAAATACATTTGTTTCGTTTTATTCTGTTTTACTTTGATATACTCACGAATCTTTCTGATATAATCTTCATCATAACTTAAACGAATATGTGACTCCAAATAATAACATCCACAATGAGTAGGAATTTTATTTGATAATACATTATCTATGAGCCTATATGATGGATTAAGATTCGAGAGATGGGTATGCTTTTCTGTATCTTCTTGTCTACAGATACGATAGCCATTTTCAGTCTTGTCAATGTAAAAACCTTTATATTCAATTCGATTTTTCATAGGCAGAACCTACTTAACATATTTATCTTCAATGTAACGCTTTCCACCACAAGTCTTGTAATATCCAATATGTTCACCATTCCGGTCTACATATCCTCGTTTTGTGTTTCTAATTACACCTTCGGAT